AGTTTGGTTTAATATACCGTCAACGTAAACGTTAACCGTTGTATTAGGTAATTCTAAATTCTCATCTGTTGTAACTGAATAGCTATCATTTGAATTACTTACAACAACGCTTCCACTCGAACAAGTGTAAGTTCCTCCTGCTAAAACTTGCACCGAACTTGCGCCGTCCGTTACCGTTACATTCGGACAACCGCTCGTGAATCCAGTGTCGCAAATAGTCATATCGGAAACCATAATAACGTCGAAAGTCATAGCCCACCCTGCTAACTTGTTTTCAAATCTATCTGTAAACGGTTCTAAGGTAGCATCGCCGTCCATCATAATATAGTCAGGGTTTAAATCCCCTCTTTTCATTATGTCGTGAACTCTATTAAGTGCTTGCAACATTGCATTCATTATAGACGGTTCAAGGTCGTATTTTTCCTTGCTGTCCAAAATGTCCATTGCTAAAACAGTTATGTTAAAGCGTTGCATTTTACCCTCTATACTTGCTGAATTTATAATTATATGCGCTAAAGGAAAAATCGTTTGTTTAGCTAAATCAATGTCGCTAATTTGCCCGTCCGTAATTGTGGAAATTAGGTTAGTCGCTTGTAACTGCGCTCTAAGTGTATCAAGTATCTTAAAATAACTCATTTCTTTTCTTTTGGTTTTTCTTGTTCGATTTGTTGAAGGAAAACCATTAATTTTTCAATGTTCTTTTTAGACCGCTTTTTCATAAAACCCAATTAGTAAAGTTAGTATCTGAACTTGGATAAATATCGCCGTTGCTGTTGCTGTTGTATTCAGGAAACAAAGCTTGGTTAAAACACATATAATCAACAAATCTACTACTATAATGGTTTGCCGTTTGCGTTTGTTTATCAATCAATAAAGATAATTCTAAACGGTCGATATTTTCGCTTTGTTCTGCGTTGTGCTTATAAACCCCTTTGTTTCCAATTGTGTATGCTGAATAAGGTAAATATTCCACCATAGCCCAATGAATCAACATAGGCTTGATATAAGTATTTACAAGTGTCAAATAGTTACCGCCTAAAGTATTCGCTATAATATCCGCTTTAATCTTTTCTAATAAATCCGTTCCTAAATACTTTTGCACGTGAATATCTTGAGCGATTTTAATATATTGAATAAACTTGTCGGGGTCAACGTTTCCATTTAAAGACGTGAATTTTACCACGTCATCCCTTGTTATAATTAGTGCTTCTGCCATTATTGAAAGCGTTTATTAGTTGGTAAAAATCCGTTAAACGGCATATCCTTTGGGAGTGTTGAAACAAGTTTATTATTAACAACTTTGTAACCTAACTTTTCAGCTTTTTTACCTGCTATTTGTCGTGCTGTTTCTACGTCAATTGCTTTGCCCTCAAAAGTTGCATAAACCGCTTTATTCCATCTATGGTTACAATCGCCACCGCCTTTATACAACCATACCGAATAAGTATCTACTCCTTTTGGCCCCCAACCCGGATTAACGGGCATTGTTTCCATTTTGATAATATCTTCTTTGCGATAAACCTTAGTTGAGCTCATCATTGCTTTACAAAAATCTCGGCTATTTTCTGACATTTTACCCGCATAAACGTAACGTGTCAAAAATTTAATTCCGTCAATTGTTTTGTCTTGCTTACTTGTAATATTAGGTCGTGCATCGCCAGTTGAAACAAAGTTGTAAACCTTACTCAAAAGTGACGGCTCTAAGTCCTTAGATAGTATTTCGTTTTCATTGTCGTCATTTTCGTAATCAACTTCTTTAATATCAATCAAAACCCAATCTTTACCAACTTCTTCCCCAAATGCACTAATATCAATTTGTGAACTCAATTCCGTTCCCGTTTCCTCTTGTTTATCTTCGCTCGATTGTACGTTTTCCAAATCCGTAAACTCTAAAGGCTGTAAAGTCTTAAAGAACAATTTAGCCGTATTTCCATTGAACGATGTTATTTGTTCTAATCCATCAATCAAAAGTTGCTGTAACGGTCTAATAACCATATTATCAAACAATACAAAAGCATTCTTTAATTCATCTGCATTGCTTCCGAAACCGTTTGCGCTTCCTAATCCTAATAACAAACCGCTTGTTATCGAATGCGAAACCATAATTTTGCGCTCGCATTCAGTTGAAAGATACTGATAGTGTTCTGGTGCATCGTTCAAAGGAATATCATCAACCGTTGTTGCTGTTTCTTTGTTGTTGTTGAATCCAACGATTACTCTTTGTCCTTTACTTCCCGTCAACTTGTTTTTAATTTGTGATTGTAGTAAATTTTGTGTTTCAATATCGGGTTGTCCGTTGTTGAAATTTACCACTTTTGTGCCACTAAATCCGTTTTGAACCTCGTTGATAAGGTAATCGCTAACTTCTTCTTCTAACAACGCATACGCCGTTCCTGCTACGTAATCGGGTAAAGAAAAATACTTCATTCCAATTGCATAAGGTCGAATAACTAATATTTCAACCTTATCTTTTGAGCTTCCAAATGTAGCAAATTTCTTTGGTGGGAATTTCTTAATATCTTCCCAATTATTTGAATAATACCAATTGTTTATTTTCCCTTCATCATCACATTTTTCAGGAGCTAAAAGGTTCATATCAATATGAAATGCCTTTAATATTTTATCGTGCTTTTCGTTGTAGTGTACTTGAATGGCGCATTGTCCTAATGTCTTTAAATCAAAGCAAAGTTTTCTTAAGCAATCCTTATTAAACAAAGCCATTACTTGTGCATATTCGCTTGGTTTTCTGCTCGCATCAATTACTCCTAATCCTTTACCATACATTAAGCGGGTAACGTTGTTTATAATGGATTGATTAGTAGCGCTTTTTCGATAGCGGTCTATAAGAAATTGAAAGTAACTATTGTTTTCTCCAAAAGTCACATAACCTTTTTGCTTAGATTCTATTATCTGTGGGGCTTCGTATTGAGCCAAATTTATTACATCTATATTCATAGCATCACAAAATCATTATTACTTGAATGTTCGTCAGTTTGCAACCCTGCCTTGTAACACCATACTTGCTCACTACCTAAAAAGTTAGTAAGGTTGTATAATTGCACGATATAAAAACGCCCTGCCTTTAGTGAATACACCGCTTGAACTCCGATATAATAACCGTAGTCAATAATCGTGGGCGTGTTAATAGTTGCGCTTGTTCCTGCTTCTTGGTCAATCACTACAATACTTGTTATCGTTGTGCTACGTGGCGCACATTTCAATATTTGACTCGATGTACTTACTTGTAAAACATTCATATTTATAAAACTATTAAAGTACAAAACTGTTGCATAAAAAAAGGGTTACATTTCTGCAACCCCTTATTATGGAGACAATCAAACAAAAGCTAAGATGTTGTGAAAGACGTTAATCCAGTCAAATCAGTTAATAAACCTGCTTCCGTTGTGCAATTTATGAAATTCGCAGGTAATGCTTCCATTCCCGTAAATGTCAAAGTATAACCGTTTAAATCCCCTGGTTCTGTACCCATTCCGATAGTACCTGCAGTTAAATCCATTCCTCTTTTAAGTCCTGCGATTCTGTAAGTATTGTCACGCCCTCTAATAATAATTTGCGGTCTTCCGTAAGATAGTAATTTTACTATTTTTTGGCTTGTCGCATCTTGTTTTTTAAGCGTGATAGTAAGTTCTTGCTGAAAGAAAGTAGTACCGTTGTTTCTATCTGTTGTGATAGTTTCTTGATAGCTATTTGTTCCTTTTAACTCAAATTTGAAGCAAGCTGTAACGTTTGCAATTGCTGTGATTAAATCAGTATTTGTGTTGTCATAAGTAACATCAACCTCGGGGTTGAAATCCCCAAAGTTGATGAAATATGCTGCGTCTAATCCTGCAATTGAATCTTTACAAACTTCTAATCTTCCGTTGGCTAAGTCGCAACTCATAAGTTCTTAGTTTACAGAGTTAGTAACATTGTAAGTCACGATGTCTTCAACGACACCATATTGAACACCTGCCGTCATTCTCATAACGATTCTAACGTTTTGTGAACCGTCAACATCTGCCATATCCAAAAGTTTTACCTCTTGCGCATCATTCATTAAACCAGTACCGAATACTAAATTTTCTTTAGTTGTTGCAATCATTGTAGATGCAGGTAAACCCGGTGCGTGTGCTAATTTAACACCCTCGAAAGGTAGGATAGCACCTCCGTTAAACCACATTGAACCTTTACCGTCAATACCATTTGCTCCTAAATTAGTAGCGAAACCACCTAATGCACGAACGTACAATCTAAATACGTTTGTAGATACGTAAATATGGAAATCTTCACGTGCTGAAACTGCTAATGGAGTAGCGTCTAAAACTTTTCCGATTTCTGCAATTACGTTAGTTGATAACAAACCACCACCTACTAATGCAAGTTCTTGCGCTGTTGGAAGTGCAGGGTCTAAAGCTAATAAAGTAGTGAATCCGTCAAACTCTCCGTTATTAGATGCAACACCTCTCCAGATGTTTACTTCGTTTTCTGAAGCTACCTTTTCAGCATATTGTGCTAATAAGAAATCAGTAAATGATTTTGGCATAACGTCAAATGCTGAATAACCCATTTCGATTGCGTCCCAATCATTTCTGAAAGTTGTTTTACACAATTGGCGGTTAACTTGTAACTCTTTAGGTTGAATTACTCTTTCTGTCAAAGTAATCGTTCCTGCAGGGTTAAAGTCGCAAGATGCGTTTGATAAAAGTTTGTCAGTTGCAAGTCGTTTCATAACCGATTTGAACTTAACGTTCGGCATAATTGTAATTAAATTACTTGCCAAAGTTGGTGCGGGTAATAAAGCCGCCGCAATGTACTTACCTGCGAACTCGCCAGCGTAAGTAGTTGTAATTGATGTTGTAGTACTCATTTTATAATATTCTTTTAAATTAAACTGCTGTTAAAGTGATTGCTCCTGCTGTAACACCTGATCCGTTCACATACCAATTTGTACCGTCACAAACTAATTCTGCGAAGTCTCCGATTGATTCTGCTGATGCTACGAAAGAAATTGTGTTTTCGTCAACTCCTGCTACGTGTGCTCCGTTAACTAAAACGCTTCCCTCGATTGCGTTGCTAAGTGCTTTTACCGTCCAATCTGTAGTTGCGAACAATTGACCTACGATAAACTTGAATCGTAAACCTGCTGACGTTGCTACTGCTGGAAGTGTAATTTGCGCTCCTGCTGCTGCTTTTAAGATAAATACTTTTCCGCTATCTTTTGCGGTCAAAGTTGTTGCTACCGCTACGGTTTCAACTACTGCCAACTGACGTTCTGTGTCGTTGGTTACTGCTAAATAAGTTGTGCTCATTTTATTGGTTTATAAATTTCATTACTAAATCTCTTGTGCTTTTAGGTACTTCAACCTTAACTTTTTCCGTTGGCTCTGGATTGTGAACAATTGCTTTCGGCTCTTCCATTTGTGCCAACTGTGTTTTCAATGCTTCGTTTTCAGTTTTCAACGCTTCGTATTCTGAAAAAAACGTTTCTTTAACCATTGATTCAACGGTTTTCTTAACCGCTGATTTTTCAATCGTTTCAGGTTGTGGTTTTTCCAATTCCTCTTCGGGTGCTTCAACTTCTTCTGGTGCTTCTTGTTCTTTAATTTCAGCAATTACACCTTCTTGCGCAACGATTAAAACCATTCCGTTTTCGACAACGTATTCACCAACGGGTAAAGGGATTCTTTGGTCATCTTCCGTTACAACAAAAATTTCGTTGTTAGCTTCAAAGCTATCCGCTTCGATTACCGTAACGCCATCGTTAAGTTTCATTTGCTCCAATTTCACTTCGATATTCAAAGCAACACAAATCTTTTTTACTATCTCTTTATAATTCATTTGACTTTTTTTTATTAAACTATTCTGTTTTTGTTCTGTTGCACTTTAGCAAATTATTACCGTTGTATTTTGGCTCGGATTGATTACAATTTGCGTTCCTCCGCTTACCGTTGAACCTATCCCTTGTTGTGATAATTCGCCCTCACAACATTCTTTGCGATACTTGTTATCCTTGCATAGGCAACCACGTTTACCGCCTTTTGGTGATGTTGTTTTTGTTGGCATAAATTAGATTATGTGTAAGTTTGTTATAAGAGTTTCAATCAGTTTTATATTTTTTTTAACCGTAACAATCCCGTCTTCAACTTCTTTTTGAGGCGCTGTTATTCCTAAATCTTTAATTTGTTTTGTGAAATTTTGAAATTTAACAAGCAATTCTCTATTTAACCTTAAAGATTCTTGAGCTGGTTTTAAAGCTGATTTTGCAATAGTGATTGATTTAATTGCCCCTGCTTCAGCTATTGATAATTCTTTTTGAACGTCTTGTAAAACACCCAACTCCACTAATTGACTTTCTAATTTTACCGCTTCTTTTTCGGTCATTTTGTTGATAATTTCTAAACTTGTTTTCATTTTATTATTGTTTATTTATTTGCTCTAATTTTCTTTGCGCCCACTCAATACCTGCATCGCCACCCCAACAAAGCCACATCAATCTTCCGCATCCGTCACCTAATTCCTTTTGTGAATTTTCTTTATGACGTGCAAAACTTGCCATTCTTGCAATAGTGTCTCGGCTTATGTTTTCGCCATTCGCTAATTGATTCGCTCTCGCTTTTCCAACTGCCGTTCCACAATCACCCCAACCGTTTTCCTCAACCCAACGAAGTGCTATTTTTGCATTTTCCGTTGCTTGTTTTGGGTAGTCGTTGTAAGTTTCTAAGTTGATTTCTTTGCGTAACAATTCTGCTACTTTTTCACGTGCGCTCATTTCGTAACGTTCGGCAAAATATCCCTCGATGCTGAATCCTTTTAACTCGCCGTTTTTTACTTTTTTCCACGTTTCATCGTTGTCAACTTTCATTGCAATCATCCACGTTCCTTTGGGTAAATCGAAACCGTATAATTTAGATTTGTCCATTTCGGCATCTTCAATGATCCACGATTCTACAATTGTCATTCCGTCAACTTTAACGGCGTGTTGCTCCGTTGCGTTCTGATGTTGCCCTCGCATAAATACCAACTCACTTGCACGTTTTACGGTTGATTCTGAAAAGAATATCTCGAACTCTTTATTTTTGTCTTTACGATAAATTTTCTTATTAGGAATTAAAGCCGCACCTAAAACAATTCGCTTTTCGTCAATAGCTTTTAACTCTACAAAGTCCTTTGAAAGTGCAATAAAGTTTTCTTCCATCGCAGGCTTTTCAACAAGCGAAACGGCGAAAACACCGTCTTTCT